GTCTTCTCCAGAAAATGCCAATGACCGACCGAGCGGGCATACTCAGGATGCCTGCGATCAAAGAAATTTCGGAGAACGTGGTTGCTCATAATGCGCCTTCGTATTTGGTCGAGGAATTGTAAGTCAGTTTTTACTGACAAGCAACCCTATAGGCTGACGCCAAGAACCTCGACCTTACGAACGGGATATTCGAAATCAGTGAAATAGCCGAGCGCGTCGGCGGGGTGCTCGACGCTCATCTTCTTATCCACCTCACGCGTCCCCGGCTTGTAGATCGTCTGCTCCATCGCCTCGATCGTCTTCTTGCACTTCGGATCGAAATACATGCGGATCGTGCCTTCTGCAGAGCGCAGCAACCGGTTGACCGAGTTGACGCGGTCAGAGACGGCCGGATGCTTGCGCTTGAAGATGATCTTCTTGAAGCCGGCCTCGCGCAGAATATCGAGGTCGGACTCCCCTCGCCCATGCGACCGGTTGTTGCCGGCGGGGTCGGGATAGAACGTGACCTGGTTCATCTGACGGTGATAGCGTCTGGCGACCTCATCGGCCGTCTCCTGGGTGTTGGAGCCGTAGAGGATGATCTCGTCGATCACATGGATATCGCCGTTCTCCTGGATCTGCATGATCACCGACGACATGGGGTCGATGTTGAAGTCCTGGCCGATGATGATCGGGCGGCGCGGATCGAACTCGCAGCGCTTGACGTGGTCGCGGCGCTCGAAGGCGTAATAGACACGGCCAGACATGCTCTCGAAGCTGGCTTCGAATTCCTGACGGAAGGTCTTCGGATCCATTTCGCGGCGCGCGTGCTCGATTTCCGTTCGCGGAATGAACGGAGACATGATCGTCGGAAACTGCCAGCTCTTCCACTGGTTGATGACGAGCTTGCCCTTCTCATCGAGATAGGTGTCGCCACGCTGCCCCAGGACATACATGTCGTAGAGGTGGTTGAACTGCTTCGGGGTGCCGATGAAGATGACCTGGCCGCCGGTCGATGCCAGGGTCGGACGCAGAACCTCTTCCCAGGTCTCCTTCTTCATGTCCTGGAATTCGTCGAGGACGAGGAAGTTGATACCGACGCCGCGCAGCGAGTCCGGATTGTCGGCGCCCTTCAGCTCGATGCGAGAGCCGTTGATCAGCCGGATCGTCATTCGGGTCTCGTTGATCCCGTTATGGATGATCAGCTTCTTCGGAATGCACCGCTTGAGATCTTCCCAAAGGATCTGTCGAGCCATCTGGTAGGTCGGCGCCACATACCAGCAGAGCTGATTGCGCCGAAGACACGCAGCCTTGATCAGCGCGATCTTGGAAATCTGCGTCTTGCCCCAGCGGCGGCCGGCGACGATCACCTTGAAGCGCCGGCGATCCTTCAGAACGACCCTTTGACCCTTATGGGCCTTGAGGATGACATTGGCGCCCATTAGAGGTTTTCCTCTTGGGCGGCATTGATCGAGGCGAGCAGATCTTCATCGTCAGCCCCCTCCTCGATGAGACCGTTATCGCGGTGGTGAGCCAGGATATCTTCGTCGGTCAGATCCTCGAAGTGGATCTGCGGCAGATCGTCTTCGTCGATGACCTCGTCGGCGCGCAGCACTTCAAGGCGCGTCAGCACGTTTTCGGTCAGGATCTTCTGGAAACGCTGAACAGCCTTCAGGTCGGCATCCACGGTATGCATCTTGGCTCTGGCCTTGACCGCGTCGCCGACGATCTTCTTGGCGAGCATGTCGGCCTGGCGTAGCGACTTGTAGCCCTGGACGCGCGTCTCTTCGATCCAGTCGTTGCGGCGCTCCGAATAGCGATCGACCAACGCAGCAGCCGTATTAGCAGCGTTTGCCGCGACAGCAGTCTTTACACCTGCCGACACCGCGGCTTGCGTCTCGTGCGAACGTGAGCCCCATACGACGCCAGCATCCTTGAACCTCTTCGAAAGGGTTTGCCGGGTGACGTTCAGCTTGTCGGCGATTTCAGCCAGGCGCGATTTTCCAAGCTCATAGAGCTCGCGTGCTTCGGCGAACTCCTCTTCCGTGAGCCGGCGTCCGTTTGTCTTCGTGCCGGTGTCTTCAGCCGGAATGTTTGGTTGCTCTTCTTCCATGATCTCAATTTGTCAATCAGTAATTACTGACATTATGGCACGCAAGGACAATCCGGTCCATCTTCTCACTAATATATCTATATCTCTAAGTATCTTATATTAGTGAGAAGACGGCTCCGGATTTCAATTGCGGAACCAATGGTATAGGTCAGCCGTAGGTTTAATCAGAACAGACATTCCGGCTCGTTCCTTGACGATAAGCTTCCGGTCCTCGAAAGATGTCAGCGTCTTCCGGAGAGAACCATAGGCGTTCTGCCACGACAGCATTTCATGGATCTCGGTCACGTTCAGGAACATGCCTTGATCCGCTGCCTTCAGGATGATTCCGGCTATCTCCGACTGCTTCTTTGTCCGCATGATGCCGGTCACGGCGTCCACCGCAACCTTTCCGTCGGCGCCTGACAGTCGAACGCGGTCAGAGGCATGCGCTGCGGCACCTCGAAGCCGAGATCGGGGTTTTCCCAGATCCCATACATCGGGCTCGCCAGGCTCATCTGCTGGATACCCTTGACCACATCGCGCACCGTCATGGCCGCCACACGTCCATCAGCACGATCGCGCGCTGCTCCGGTGTTCTCGAGCGCCGAGTGACGCTGGTAGAAGACCTTGCATTCAGCCAGCAGCTTGTCGCGGCTTGGCGACGCCTCGATCTCGTTGACGATCGCCTCGAAGTCCTGGGGCGAAGCCGCAAAGTGCGAGCGAAAGAACTTCATCCCCTTTTCGAACTTGTTGGCATTCATCGGCCGGACGAAGCGAAAGCCTGCCTTCTGGCCGAAGATGTTGAATTTCGACATGGACGACTGGATCTCGATGAAGCGATGACCATCCATGCGCGACACCAGGTTCATCATCCGGTAGCCGGCGCCAATGCCGCGGAACATAGTGTCCACGACGAAGCGCGAGATCACGCGGAAGTTCTGGTTGATGTGCGTATAGCGGTTGGTGTTCGTCAGCCTGGTCTCGCCCGATCGCGGCGCCAGGTGCGGAAACACCCTGTGCCGCTCCTTGAGCATTCCTTTCGGCTGGCCGATGACCAGAACGCCGACAGTTTGGCCTTCGAGCGACAGTTTCCAGAACTGCGGCCCGATCGGCAAACCTTCTGCCTTGTAGTGGAGATCGTGGAGCAATTCCCAATCCTCACGCGATCCCCGCTCGACGAACATTTGATCAGCGAGTGCAAAGACCCCTAGTGCGTTCGGGATATGCTGCACAATCGTCTCAGTTTCGCTCACAGGGCGCTCCGTCGAGTTTTGCGAACGCAGGTGCGCTCGCAGTGCAAGCGCTCACCAGTAGCGAAATAGCGAAAGAAAGAATTAGCGTCCGCATTAGAGTGCTCCACTGGCAGCGAAATAGGTTCCATCGGTCGTGATCGTCTGAGACGGACCTGTCCGATCGAGACACGGAAGGGTCGAGGCCTGGACGTCGGCCGGCGGTGTGTCGGCAAAGCCAGCGAAGACCAGGTTCTGAACGCGAGTGCCGCGGTGCGAATAGGAGCGAGGCGAGATAATCTTCACCTGCTCGAATTCGAACTTGGAGAGCTTCGTCCGGTCAAAGCCGATCGCGCACACCACGAGTGTTTTGCCGGGGAGCTTCATTCCACGATGACCCAATCCTCGGCCAACTGATCGACCTGGGATGCGACCCAGCCAACAACCAGCGAGCCATCGGTCGCCTTCAGCGCCAGGCTGGGCATGCGAATGGTCGAGCCCTCGTCTCCGGTCTGGAAGAGATCGGCGCGAACACCGTTGATCAGATCACCGACGTCGCTTTCCTGGACCGGCGTGGCGGCCGGCGCCGAGCCTTCCATGAGAACCACGAACATCTTCTTGCCATTCCAGCCGGAGCGCGCGATCCGCGCACCAGATTTGAGTGCCTGGAGGGCGACGGGGTAGTTAGCCATCGGTCTTTTCCTTTTCGATGATGTCGACACGCTCCTTGAACCGCTTGTAGATCGTCAGATCCGGTCCAAGCTCGTCGATGAGGTCGGTGTGAGTGGTGGCGACCATGAAGGTCTTGCCGCGCTCGCGCGCGACCTTCTGCAGATTGAAGGAGATCACCTTCGCGGTGACGCGATCGAGGACGGCGCCGAACTCGTCTGCGATCCAGACGTCGGCATCCTGCTCCAGTAGCATCGCCAGCTTCAGGCGGTAGCGCTGGCCGTCGGAGAGCTCGGAGGGCTTGCGGATATAGATCCAGGCGTCCGAGATCCCGGCGCGCGCCAGGAGGTGCAAGGCTTCCGCGGTCGTGGCGCCCAGGTGATCAAGGACGGGCTTGTCCTGGAAGGTGATCTCGTCGAGGTCGGCGACCTTTAGCCCCTGCTCGCGCATGTGGCGCGTCAGCTCGCGCAGTAGCAGCGACTTGCCGGAGCCCGACTGGCCGTTGATGTAGACGATCGAACCTTGCGGCACGTCGAGCTTCAGGCTGTCATAGATGACGAACTCTTTGTCGGTCAGTCCCAGGCCGAAGCTCTCGGCCATTTCAAGAACGCGCGGCGTGCGCTCGACGGAAGAGGTGAATGAGGCGCTGATGGTGTATTGGGTCATTCGTCGAAATACTCCTCACCATCGACCGGCTCTTGCATCGGATCGATGGTCTCGCCGGTGTAGAGAATGGCCGGAGCCATGGCGGCGCCGTCGGCAAGCTCGATCTTCAGGGTCTCGAGGCAACCGACATAGGCGTGCAGGTCGTTCATGGGGATGACGCGATCGTCGAGGCAGACGTCGGTGAAGAAATACTTGGTCGCGGGGTTGCGCGCGACGATGACCAGTCCCTCGAGCTGCCCCTCCTCGACCAGCTTGGTCACGGCGCCGAGGATCTCGAGCATGGCGTCTCGATGCTCCTGGCGGCCGTCTGCCTGGAGCTTCTTTTGCTGGCGCTTTGCCGCGCGTCGCTGTTTGGCTTCTTCAGCCTTGGCGACCGCATACGGCCGGCGCGTCTTCAGATCGATGACTTGGGTCTCGGTCATGCGGCGACGCCCAGGCTGGACTGAATGAAGTCGATCAGAGCCGGTGCGCCTGTCTTGCCGGTGCGCTGCTCCATCTGACCCATGAGATCGCGCAGGACGCGGCTCTCGGCGATCGTGACACGCTTGAAGCCCAGAGCGTCGGCGACCGGAGCTGCGATATCATCGACCTCCTCGACCTTCTTCTCGTTCTGGTCCTTCTGCTCCTGGACGGCGCTCGAGATATCCTCGATGAAGATGTCGTCATCCATGGCGCCGAGATCGTTGGTCATGAAGTCGAGCTCGCGCTCCGTGTAGCCCATGGCCGCGAAGTCGAGATCCAGATTGAAGTCGGCGAGCGCCTGGAGAGCTTCCTGCTCGAGCGCCACGTCGTAATCGGTGGATGCGATGCGGTTGTCGGCCAGGCGCAGCGCGTCGGCCTCTTCCTTGGTCAGATCGTCGCGGACGATGACCGGCACCTTCGTCATACCGAGCTTCAGCGCGGCCAGCCGGCGGCCGTGACCGGCGATGATGACGAGATCCTTGTCTACAATAATCGGATTGGTCCAGCCGAGACGCTGGATCAGGGCTGCGATGTTTGCGACCTGGTCGTCGGAATGCTTCTTGGCGTTCTTTTCGTATGGAACCAGCGAAGCGAGGTCCAGGATTTGGACAGCGATATTAGTCGTCATGGTTGGAATATTCCCCGTAGAGCTTCATCAGTTCATCCGGGCTCTTCTCCCGGCTCTTGGTTTTGGTTTCGAAGAATTCGCCGGCGTCACATTCGCCGCAGATCGGGTTGCGTCGGTTCTTCATGAAGAATTTGCAGCCTGTGCAGTCGTCGAACTTCGGCCGGACGAAGGTCATGCGTCTTCTCCAACGTCGATGTCGTCGAGGCCGTCAGTCAAAACTGACTGACCAGCAGGCGCATGCAGAATGAGGTGAGCCAGCGCGTCGCCGGCATTGGTGAGATCGTCGGAGCCAACGAAGCCTTGAGCCTGCTTCACCGCCTCGATGCGAGCAGTGATGTCTTCGGAGTCGCGGTTAGACACCTTGAAACGCAGGATGGTGTGCGTTTTGACTGGCTTTTCGGCCTCGGGCTGCGGAGAAGTGTCGTTTTCCGCATCTTTTTCGAAGTTTTCTTCAAAATCCAAGTCATCCAGATCTATTTCAGATGACGTGACAAAACTGTCGAATTCGTTCTGGGTGTAAGGAAGGAAATCAGCGAGTTGATCGGCGTTTGCCAAGCCCTTGATCAGTTCTCCGAATGCGATGGCGTCATCGACGCCGTATCGAGCATTGTCGGCGATACCGATCTCCTTGGCCGCGTCGTCGCTGATCGGCCCCAGGTTCATGAGAGGAACCTCTCCCCTCCCCTGCCGTTGCGCGATCTCGTTGCGATGCTGACCGCCCAGGATCTGCAGAACGATATCGCCATTTCGCGAATTAACGATTTCGCGAACTACGACCGGACGAAAGATCCCAAAGCGCTTCATGGACGCCTCGAGCTTTCGCTCGTTCTCCGGCGTCATGATGTTCGTGTTCCAGGGATTCGGCTGGAGCGTCTTCGGGTCTGCCGTTCCGATCTTCGGATAGCCCTTCAGGGGCTCCATGTCTGTCATCGAATTGTAAGCCTTGAATAGTTGGCGTTTGTCAGTCAATAATTACTTACATCATAATCCGAACGAAACACAACAGGCAACGTGAGAATTTTATGTCCATTGTGAAACTGGCGCATAACGCCGTCAACGCGAAGCTGATCGACCCCTCCGAGAAGGTCGAAGGTATCGTCTCCGACTTGCTCTCCTACATGGTCATGGGCGCCGAGCAGACGTTCGCGTTCAATCAAGGCACCTGGGACGGCCGCTCCTCGTTCTACGCCTACAAGACGCACAGCTTTCCGGCAGGCTTCGTCTACATGATCCACGCCGAGCTGACGCGCCGCGGCTTCAAGGTCCAGCTCCTGCGTAAGCCGCATCACGAGCCACTTGGTCCGGAGAGCCCGATCGTCGACGAGTTCGGCAATGACGATCCGCGCTACAGCTACCAGATGGACGCCTTGAAGGCGGTCGAGCGTCATGGCCGCGGCATCATCCAGGTCGCGACCGGCGGCGGTAAGTCCAAGATCGCCAAGCTGATCATGATGCGCTACCGGCGCCCTACCCTCTTCCTGACGACGCGCGGCGTGCTCATGTATCAGATGGGCGACCAGCTCGACGAGCTCGGCATCAACACCGGCATGGTCGGCGATGGCGTCGAGAAGATGGTCAAGGGCATCAATCTGGGCATGGTGCAGACGTTGGTCGCCGCTCTGAAGGAGCCCAAGCTCCAGGAAGAGATCATCGCGGTCACGAAATCGCAGCATCGTTCGAAGAAGAAGGATTCGAACATGCCGAAGGAGCAGATCCGCGAATTGGCGGAAGAACGCTTTCGCGAAAAGACGAAAAGGCGAAATCGCTACATCGCTTTCCTCGAAATGATCGAGGTCGTGATCGGCGAGGAAGCCCATGAGGCCGGCGGCGACAGCTATTACCAGATCCTGCAGTTCTGCAAGAACGCCTCGATCCGCGTCGCACTGACTGCCACGCCGTTCATGCGCGACGACGCCGAAGACAACATGCGTCTGATGGCCGCTTTCGGCTCCGTTCTGATCCAGATCTCCGAAGAGCAGCTCATCAAGCTCGGCATCCTGGCAAAGCCCTACTTCAAATACGTGCAGTCGGCGGCGCCAAAGGTGCTCTTCCGCACGTCGCCCTGGGCTCGAGCCTATGAGTTCGGCTATCTGAAGAACCACGACATGCACAAGGACATCATCCGCGACGCTCTGATGGCGCGGCGATACGCCCTGCCCTTCCTGACGCTGGTCATTCGCGAGGATCACGGCCTGACGCTCCTGGAGAAGATGACGCGCGTCGGTCTGAAGGCAGTGTTCTTGAACGGCAAGGCGTCCCAGGCGGAGCGCAAGGCAGCACTTCAACAGCTCAAGGTCGGCGAGATCGACGGCATCATCGGCTCGACCATCGTAGACGTCGGCGTTGACGTGCCGGCGATCGGCCTGGTGCAGCTTGCCGGCGGGATGAAGGCCGAGGTGGCGCTGCGTCAGCGTATCGGTCGCGGTCTGCGCGCCAAGAAGGGCATGCCGAACGTCGCATTCATCGCCGACTACTCGTGTGCCGGCAATATCGCGCTCGCCGAGCACACGGCCAGCCGGCGCAACATCGTCAAAGGCACGCCTGGTTTCGCTGAAGGCATTCTGCCCAACGGCCAGGACTTCGATTGGTCCATCTTCGCAGCTCAAAGGAAAGCAGCATGACCCAGCCAAGCCGTCTCGTGGATCCAGTCCACATTTTCAACTCGACCGGCCTTGCCATGGTCACGGAGCAATTCCTTCTCGAGACAATCGACGAGCTCCTGAAGGAGAACGCGCAGCTCAAGAAGGCCGTTCGCGCGGCCGAAAAGGCTGGATTGATCGAGGTTGTCGGCTCGCTCGACTAACGAAATCGCTAAATCGCTCTTCCGCTAAATCCGAGGCTCCTGTATTGTCAGTAAATACTGACTTATTCATGCAGGAGCCTTTCGCATGTCCGGCCGCACGCCAACCCCAATGTATGATTTTCTTCGCGAGGTGCAGGAGGAGTTCAACGGCTTCATGCTCGGCGACTATCTCGGCGGCGGTGAGCATCGCGCCGTCTACGAGAGCCGCTGGAGCCCGTCCGAGTTCATCATTAAGGTCGAGCGGCCGTCGGACGCCGCGGCATTCTGCAATGTCGTGGAGTGGCACGTCTGGGATCACCTGAGCGAGACGCCCTACGCCGAGTGGCTGGCGCCGTGCTGCAGTATCTCCCGTCAGGGCTCGTTCCTTGTCCAGAAGCGCTGCGAGGTGATCGCCGAGGCCGATATCCCGAAAGTCGTGCCGCATTTCTTCGTCGACTGCCACGCGAAGAATTGGGGCATATATGAGGATCGGCCGGTTCTCTTCGACTACGGTTTTCTCTGGGGTATCATGAAGCCGATCAAGAGCGAGAAAAAGATGCGCCTGGTGTCGCGCGTCAATCTCGACAAAGCCACCGAGACGTGAGATCAACACCGCCGGCGCAGTCCTAGATCACGATCTTTCTCGTGGAGTTCGTTGATCGTTGTTGACGCAAATGGACTGCGCCGATCCCTCCAAAGTTTGGTAGTGCCTCGTTAACCCGAATCCGCTATATCCCTAATTAGCGAAATCGTTCAAACGGGATTTAGCGACATGAGCACCCTCCACATTGCATGCCTCTCGCAGAAGGGCGGCGTCGGCAAATCGACGATGGCACGCCTGATGGCTCGGACATACGCCTCCGCCGGCTGGTCCGTTAAGATCTGCGACTTCAACACCAACCAGCTCACATCGGTCGATTGGGTCGCCGCGCGCATACGCGCCGAGATCCAGCCGGAGATCGAGGCTCAGCCATACAGCTCGGTCAAGAAGCTCAAGGGCGAGAATGCCGACTGCCTGGTTATCGACGGCGCTCCGGACTCGGTGCAGACCTCGCTCGAGGCAGCGCAGATCGCGGACCTGGTCATCATTCCGACCGGCGTGACCGTGGACGACCTAAAGCCGCAGCTCGGCTTCGCCCAGGAGCTTGCGGCCAAGGGTGTCGATCGCGAGAAGATCATCTTCGTCCTCAACCAGACGGCCGACAGTGAAGCCGCGGCGCGCGAGGCCTCCCTGGTGATCAAGAAGCAAGGCTTCGACGTCGCCACGACCGAGCTGCCGTTCAGAGCAGGCTTCCAGACGGCGCAGAACCGGGGCTATGCCATATCCGAGACGACTTATCCCTCGCTCAACGAGCGCGCGGAGTCCCTGGCCGGCGAGCTGGTGACGCGGATCAACGAGAAGAACGAGGTTGCGGCATGAGCACAAAGACTACAGCGCCAACGAAGGCTCCGGTAGGCGCTCCTCCGAGCAAGAAGAAGGGCGACGAGTTCAAGCTTCTGGCCTCGATCGCGGAATCTCCGACCTACGTCGCCGACAACATGAAGGAAAAGGCCAAATACAAGGATCTGAACTTCAAGGTGGATGAAAGCTTCAGCCGCGAGTTCAAGATGACGGCCACGGCGAGGGGGCAGTCGATGAAGGAGCTCCTCGAGGAATGCTTCGCTCTTTGGAAAAAGAGCCAGAAATAAGAAAGGGCGCTCAAGGCGCCCTTTTTCATGAGTAGATTCCGCGCTTTCGCGGTTTAGCGAATTCGTTCATTCGCTGAATATCCCGGTAGGTCCGTAGCATGAAGCGGAAGAACCAGAAGAGCACCAGGGCAACGAAGAGTCCCGAGATCAGCCAGAACGCCAGGACGAGATAGGCGAGGATCATCAGCAGGGTCATTCCAGATCACCCAGGATGCGCTTCGGCTGCATGATGGCACGGTTGAGGCGGTAGAAGGCGTCCTCGATGTGCCGGCGCGCGAGCTGCACCGACGCCTGGTCGATGTCGCGGCTATCCCTGTTGCGCACATGCTCGTCCACGCGGCGCAGGGCGCGCTCCTCGTGGATCTTGTTCTCGTTGAGCATGTCGACGCGCCATTGCTCGACTTCGGCGGCATAGCCCTTCACAGGCAGGCCTTTGACGGTATCGGTCATTTCCAGTCCTTCGGATCGTGTCGGTGCAGCCAGAAGAGCGTGCCGACGATGAGAAGCGCGAAGGACACGGCCTTCAGCGCCTCGATGGTGTCGGGGCCGCCTAATGGGCGGCCCTGCGCGTGAGAAAGCCGAATGCCTCGGCGATCTGCTCCTCGGTGAAGAGAACAGGGCGCGTGAGAGCCTCCGCGGCAGTGACCGACGAATACAGTCCCGGCTCATTCATCTCTTCAGCCGGCGCCAACTGACCGACCACCTGATCGAACTCCTTGACGTCCTCGAAGACGAAGTAGGTCCAGCCGAAGGCCGGCACGATGGTCGCGCCGTCGATCTGGAGCGTCAGGCATCCATCGCCATCGACGAGATCGGTCACGTCATAGCCCTCGAAGACCAGACTATCGCGACCATCGCCGTAATGGACGATTGCGCGAGTTCGCGAATTAACGATTTCGCTATCCTCGGGCGCGCAATCGCAATCAGCGCAGCCGACACAGCCTTCCTGGCCGATCGAGGCAGCTTCTTCGGTCGCAGGCTCTTCCTCACGGTTGATTGCCAGCCAGAAGGGGAAGCCGAACGGCGTGACGTAGGCGTATGGCTCGGTCGCCTCAACGAACTTCAGGTCTTCCAGGACCGTGCGTGCTGGTGCAGCGGAGAGGGGAGTGGGCGCGTAAGGCGTATAGAAGATCTCCGAGCGAGCCTGCTGATCGAAGAACTTGACCAGCTCGATCTCGTAGCGCGTGAAGCCGTCGAGGAAGGAGGTGGTGAGCGTGCGATACTCGGCAGTGTTGCCGGCGCGATCGGCGTAGATGAAGCCACCGTCGGTGCAGGGCGTCAGGTGTTCGTCCTTGGTGCCAGAGAAGACGGTCGTGCGAATGGGCAAGCTCATGATGGCGCCGAACATGCCGTAAAGAACGGAGCCTGTGTCAGTGAGTCGAATCATGGATAGAGATCCTGCGGTTGATGGTGAGGCAACCATATGCCGCGCATCATTGTCAGTCAATAGTTACTGACATACGGGGATAGGTAGTCGGGATCCTGGGAACCTGGGCGCGGGGAGTAGGGGATAGGTAGACCGCATACCTGGGCTATGGTGTCCGTCCGGTCGGGAGACGAGGACAGGTAGTCCGATCCGGAAGTTGCTCAGGCTGCAGGAGGCATCCCGTTCGAGCAACGCGTTTTTCTCTAAGACTTCGCACACCTCAAAACTTATCACGCGCACACTGTCACGACGTTGCACGAGGGATGCAGCGACGCTCATTCTGAGGTGCTGACAGCGCACAAGAGCTAGCGCGCGTCTATGAGCTTCTATGAGACGAATAGAGTCAGTCATTATTTTCTGAAAAATAATTCGCGATTTAGCGAAATAGCTATTGCAATGCGTTTCGAATAAGTGTTTAGTGAGCATGTCAACGACGACAACTAAACAACACCAACGAAGAAAGACATAGACATGACGAACGAAGCAAAGAACAACGAAGTCAAGATCAACGCATACGCTCTTGATCTTTCTAAGCGTCACGATGAAGAGAAGAGCGCGCTTGCTTGCGCTGCTTCGCTGAAATTCATTGAAAGCGCGATTATAACTGTCTCGCAGAAGAGCGTTGCTGCGCTGCTGAAGAAGAGCGCTGTTTCTGAGGTGTTTTCGCATGACAAGCGTATCGAAAACAAGTTCATGTGCATGAAAGCGATTAACAGCGTTGACAGTCTGCTGAAGTTCGCGACACGCGACGATGTGCGACACCTCAAGAGCAATCTTGAAGAAGTCATGCGCACGCTGATTAACTTCAAGAACGCTAATATGACGTTCACGCTGCGCGACATTGAAGACACCTTGAACGCTAGCGCGAAGATCGACGACACCAAAAAAGCAGTGATCTATCAGCGTCGCACGCAGTTCGCGAACTATGCACGTCACGCGACAATGTCGATGCGTGCGCTTGACGCTCTCAATCTGATTGAGCGCAAGAACAAGACTGAATATGCAGTCAACAACAACGCGATTTTCGCGCTCATTGAAGCGAAACTGACTGCTTAACAGCACCTCAAAATGACTGACACTGCTTTGTGGTGTCAGTCACTATTGACTGTCATTTTACCAACGAAAGCACATATCATGAGATTGCACCTCACGAAAAAAGAGCGTCGCGAACGCGAACAATTTCGCAATGCTCTAAGCATGTCGTTTGCGAACGCTTCAGACGTCGCGCTCTTGTCGATCGATTTTGAGGCAGACGAATATGACACGCGCGAATATGAGCGAACGCTTGAACGCGAACGCATGAGCGCAGAGTAACACCAAAAGCTAATATGAGCACACGCTGAATAAGCGTGTGCTTTTGTTTGCGTTTGAGCAGGCTGCGGCATCAAAGCCACACATGCGAATGTGCGCATATGCGAATAGTCGAATATATGAATATGACAATGTAGTGATGTGAGATATAGGACCAACGTGGCGCAGAGCGGGACGCGCCGGACGATTGGCGATCCTTGGCGTGATACGCACCGGTTCCTAATTTTTCAAGCCCTCGGTTCTCCGTGGATTTCACAGGTTGAGCTGCCAGGAGCCGGTGACATGGCGGTGTCCGGCTCCTGGCGTGTAGGTTAGTGGATCATCAAATAGACGACAGACAGTGCCGACAGAAACGTGACGAGGCTCACGAGCTCGACGGCAGTGCGCAATCCGGACTGAAGAGCCGGCAGCATGCGGTTGACCATCGGTTCAGCAGTCATTGGCTGAATGTGAAAGACTTTCGTCGGCTGAGGCAACATGACTATCTCGCTTTCGTTGCTCGTTGTTGACGATTAAAGATTTAGCGAATTCGCTAACGGCTTACAAATGGATAAGCGCGGCTCATTCGTCGAGCTCGACAGTGAACTCGAAGGCTTCGTCGAAGACGTCAGCAGGCGAGGCGGATGCGTCGAGTCTGTAGTAGGCACGCTTAAAGGCACGCAAGAACGCTACGAGGATTTGAGCGGTGTAATCAGGCTCAACGTCGCCGGCTTCATCGGTGATGTCGGTGATGCTGACACGGCGATTACTGAAGCAGTTGTCGATGGCGTAACGCTCATGCGAGTGGTTCTCTTCGATCGGCGAGACGGTCGCTGTCAGCGTGTCACTGTTGAAGTCGTAGTTGGCGACGATTGTGCTGAAGGTGAGCTGCATTGGGATTTCTTTCTGTCTGTGTTTCGCTAAATACAGTTTTAGCGAATTCGCTTAAGGCGATCAAAACGGCATTGCTGGCTTCAGCAGGGGAGGGGAGACGTGGTGGCCTGGCGATCCGCGGACTGCCGTGGCCTGGCCTAGAGCGGACTGGACCGACCTGGTTATACCAGTGGCGGCTCCCATGGCTATCCACGGCTCTATGTGCGCGCTGGCGCCACGGTGACGTGACGCGCGGCTTTCAGATGTCGCTGACGACGATCTTCAGGAGCTCGTTGGAGAAGGCGATCGCTTCTGCCATGGTGTCGAACTTGTAGAACGTCTCAGTGAGCTCGCCGGACGTCTTGAGCTGCGTCTTCATCGCCTCGTCTGCAGCAAACCAGTATGACGCGTTGAAGAAAGATCCGACCTTGAACTCGCTCAGCGTCGCGTAGATGCCACCTGTCAGATTGAGCACCTCGAAATAATAGCGCTGCTGGATGAACACCTCGAATGCTTCGCCGAGATCTGCGTTTTCGAA